GCATCGAATCCCGTCGTCAGCACGTCGCAGGAGACGAGGCACGGCAGGGCACGCCGACGGAAACGACCGATGATCGCAGATCGCACCACAGGCTCGGTGTCGCCCGTGATCACCAGCGCCTCGCGTCCTCTGGCCTGCACCGCCGCGGCCAGATGGTGCGCGTGCTGCACGCTGCAACCAAACAGCAGCGCCGACGTTCGCCCTGCATCCAGCGCCGCGGTCACGTCCTCGGCCACGCGCTCGGTCACGGTGGCCACGTCTGCGGCGAGCTCGAGGTCCCGCGCGGCAAACTCGCCTGCCCGCACGGACAGGGCCTCGGTATCGATCTGCGCCCCGACCGCACCTGTCACGAGCGGCGCCAGATACCCCTGCGCAATCAGGCTCGCCACGTCGACGCGATAGCAAATGCTGGTGAATAGCGCCCCGTCGCCTTGGGTCAGGTAGCCCTGCGACAGCCTGTACGGCGTGGCGGTCAGCCCCACGACCCGCAGTGCGGGATTGATCTCGCGCAGGCCACGGACGAGCGTCTGGTACTGCCCGTCCCCGTCCGGGGGGATCAGGTGCGCCTCGTCGACGATCAGCACATCGACCACGCCAAGGTCCTTCGCCTTGCGTGCCACGGTCTGCACGCCGCAGACGGTGATCGGCGCTGTACCTCGCTGGCCCAGCGACGCGGACCAGATCGCTACCGGCGCACGCTCGCCCCATATCCACCGGCACGCCGCCGCGTCCTGCTCGATCAACTCGGCGCGGTGCGTGGCAATCACGACGCGCCCGCCGCAGTCCTGCACGATCACCCGCGCAAGCTCGCCGAGGATCGCACTTTTGCCGCCGCCGGTTGGCACTTCGACGAGCGGGTGGAGCCCCCCACGCTCCCAATAGCGCAGCACCGCGTCGACCGCGGCTTGTTGATAGTCACGCAGCCTCATCGCGCCCCCCATTGCTTTGCCATCGCGTCGGCGACCCCTTGGTAGGTTTTGCTGCGGATCTTCCATCGATCAGGCGACGGCCCCAGCTTGTTTTGTCCGCTCGGTGTTTGATTGCCCCGCCTCGCCCGCGGCCCACCAGGGAGCACGGCAGACGGCAAGAGGGGCGGAAGGTCTTTCAACCACAGACACGTTGCCTTGCTGGCGTCTTCGCCGTGCTGCCAAGGCTGGATAATTTGATCCGGCTTGCGCCACCTCGACGACAGCGCCCCGATAGGATTTTCGATGGCGATGCGTTGGATCGGCGCGTTGGCGAGCGCGAGAACGAACGCTAGCGCCTGCTCAGTCTGCGCCGCTCGCTCCGGCCTGCGCTTGTTCCAGTGCAGCCCAGACGATGCCAGATAAGTGCAGGGCGGATGCGCGATCATCATGTCCCACCCGTCGCCGATAACGTCAAGCACATCGCCCTGATGGTGCGGTCCTAGTCTGTCAGTCGGCAGCAGATCACACGACCATGCATCATGCCCGAGTGCACGAAACGCATCGCGCACCGTTCCGCTGTATTCGCACGCGACAAGCACCCTCATCCGATCACCTCCCGATCACGCGCAGATCCGTTCCGCGTCGCGTCCTAAAGCCACCGTAGCCTTGATCTGCACTTTCGTCAAGCGCACGCTTGACACGTCAGCAGATCGGGGCTACAGTGATCTCATCAACCGCGGCGAACGCCGCACACAGCAGGGAGACACAGATGACCAGCAAGCAGATCAACGTCGTCGATTTCGTCCGCAACAACCCCGGCTGCTGCATCATGGACGTCGTCCGGTACGAGTGGGGCGGGCGTGGGCACATGGCCAGCTATGCGCGGGTCAATCGTCTTGTCCGCGCTGGCGTGCTGCGCAAGCAGCGTATCAGCGGCAGCCGTGTGGCCCTGTTCGTTCGCGCCTGACGCACCACGCACTACAGGGAGACACATCATGCAGTGGCACACACTCTGCCCAACCATTCGTCGCGCCATCATGCGCGAGGCCGTCCGACGCGGCATCCCCGTCGACATCTACTTCGCCCAGATCGGAGGCTGACATGCAGATCGCCAAGAAGTCTCTGCGCGACGTCGTCGACAGCCGCGCCCCCAAGATCCTCGTCTATGGTGGCGCTGGGGTGGGCAAGACCACGTTGATCGCGTCGCTGACGGGCAAGATCCTGATTATCTCCGCCGAGGCTGGGCTGCTGTCTCTCGCCGGCGCTGACATCGACGCCGACGTGGTGGAGGTGACGTCGATCGAAGCCCTCCGCGCCGTGTATGCCGAGCTTCGTGCCGGGGATCACGGGTATGCGTGGGTCGTCCTCGACAGCGTCAGCGAGATTGCCGAGGTCGTGTTGTCGGCGGAGAAGGCGAAAACCAAGGACCCGCGGCAGGCCTACGGCGCACTGAGCGACGAGATGGTCAAGATCATGCGCGCCTTTCGCGACTTGTCGTGCGGCGTGTATTTCTCGGCGAAGCTGGCGAGCACGAAGGACGAGGCGACGGGCAAGGTCAGCCATTCGATCGGGATGCCAGGCGCCAAGCTTGGCGAGGCGCTGCCCTACTTGTTCGACGAGGTGTTCCGCTTGATCGTCATCGACGAGGACGACGGCGCAGGAGGCAAGGTGGCGTCGCGCTACTTGCTGACCGCCACCGATGGCAAGAGCGTCGCCAAGGATCGCAGCGGCAAGCTTGACGCGTATGAGCCCGCCGACCTTGGCGCGGTGGTGGCGAAGATCGGCGGTGCAGCGTGAGTGATGATCTGCACAAGGAGCAAGTGAGGCACTTGGGCAGGATTGCCGACGCGCTGGAAACATTGGTGTCTGCGATGGTTTTTCTGCATCGCAAACCGGCTTGGTTCACAGACGAGTTTGGCAACAAGCACAAGATGGATGGTGAGCCGATTCCAGGAAGCGAGCATGTAGCGATCCGCGTGATCGTCGAGGATTGATTGCCCGCCGGAGCGTATCCGGCCCAGCCGACCGCGCGAGATAGGCACGCGCACTAACAGCAGAGGTACGACGTGAGCGATTGGCCCGACGACAACAACAACGACAGCATGGACCTCGGATTTGACACGAGCACGGTGGACGCGCCCAGCTACGATCTCCTGCCGCCCGGCCGGTACCGTGTGGCGTGCACGAGCGCGAAGGTGGCGCCGTCAAAAAACAACCCGTCGACGGTGATGGCGACCATCGAGGAGACGATCGTCGACGACGACAGCCCACACCGTGGGCGCAAGATCTGGAGCCGCTACGTCGTCGCGCACGCTGACGGTAAGGTGATGGCCCGCGGCCGCGCCGACGTCACGCGGATGCTCGCCGCGTATGGCGTCTCGGGCTCGTCGCTGGCGCCTGTGCTCCACCGCGAGTGCGTCGCTGCTGTCGACGTCGAGCCGGCGAAGGGCGAGTGGGAGGCGCGCAACAAGATCAAGCGACGCGAGCCCGTGAGCGGTCAGGCGCCCACCGCGCCGAAGCCCGCGGCGCCCACCGTCGGCGGTGCTGCTGCGGCGAAGCCTGCCGCGAATGCCCCGGCATTCCTTGCCAGGCGCAAGGTCGCGCAGGGCGAGTGAATAGCAACGCAGCACACAGGGAGCGAACATGTCCTATCTACCCAAGGTAATGAGGCCGATCACAATCATCGGAACGATTGATCCGAAAAAGGAATACACGACCACGGAGGCAGTCCGCGTGGTGTCGTGCGGGCCCCATGCACTGCGCGAGTGCGCCATCGCTGGCGACCTGCCAGCTAAACAGGTCGTCGACAACGGCCGGTGGCGGTTCACTGGGGCCGATCTGATCGACCTCGTGGCGAAGCACGCCAAGATCGTCGAGCAGCTTGCCGCCGAAAGAAAAGCAAACCTCCGCGCGAAGCAGCGGGAATGGAAGCGCAAGAACGTGGAGAAGATCAAGAAACAGCAGCAGCAATTGCCGATGAGTGGAAATGCTCCGTCTCGTGAGCAGTTGCTTGCCGAGATCGATCGATTGCGCGAGGCCGTGGCAAATATGGTTTGACGATTCCGCCGCGTGTGGCCCCGAGCGCGGCAATCCGACGACATTCCGTCGTCGGCCTCTGTCGGTCGGAAGGTCGGGGCGCTTTTTCCGAGGTGATGACGTGATCGACAGGTACCGCGGCCCGCGCCGCATTCGGCTTGACGGGGAGCGCCTTGCGGCGCTGCGGGTCGCAAGAAACTACAGCCTCGCGCACGTCGCCAGCGTGTGCGGTGTGACCAGGCAGGCGGTGTGCCTGTGGGAACAGGAACGCGCCGTGCCCGACGACCGCTGCTGCGACCGGCTGGCGTCCCTTTTCGGGCCCGATCTTGCGCCGGCCCTTAGCGTGCGGGTGTGGGAATGAGCGGCCCCGTAGCGATGGAGCGAAAGCGTAAGCGCGAGGTCATCCTGCGATTGATTGCGCTCGGTCTGACCGAGACAGTGATCGCCGAGCGTGCAGGGTGTGGGCTGACGATGGTCAGAAAAATCAGGCGCCAGGTGCGGGAGGGCAAATCGTGATCATCACCGCAGTAGTCCCGATCGAGGGGATGCGCCTCGGCGCGGCGCTGAATGCTCGCGTGCATTGGACGAAGCGAGCAGCACGGTCGAAGAAGGAACGCGCCACGGTGGGATGGGCGATGCGCGCGCATCGACGACCGATCCTGTCGAGGCCGCCGACGACCTGCACGCTGGTCCGCATCGCGCCAAGGATGCTCGACGACGATAATTTGCAAGGCGCGTTCAAGTCGATTCGCGACGAGGTGGCGTCCTTTTTCGGCGTCGATGATGGGCCGCGCGGCCCGATCGCGTGGCGGTACGAACAACGCAAGGGTGAGCCGAAACAGTACGCGGTGCAGATCGCGTTGACATGGGGAGACGCATGACGGCGCATGTTTGTT